GCCAAATGTGATGAACATTACTTCACCAATTTACAAGAAGACTATTTTACCAACTATAATAAAATATAAGGTAAAACTAGATGATAGGTTACATTGATCCTTTCCTCAGATTCATAATAAGTGATTTCTTATAATCATCTATAGATTCCTGGATATGGCTTACTGTATGATACTCAGTTTAACAAAATAAACGGGTATTGACCTTAAAATCAAAGATCTCACGGTTCGGTATCACCTTACTCAGCGTGATCCGTTAACCTAATCGTCCTTCTAACTTCATTGCAGCAAGTTTCTTAGCGAGTAACTCTCTAAGATTACCCTTGGCGGCGATTGGAGGATATCTAACCACAGGCCGATTAACCTGGGGTTTGTGTTCTTTATATAAAGTCGCAAAATGTGATCGAACTACATCCGCTCGTTTGAGCAATAGTGAAGATCCTAGAGTAATGATATCGTTAGTAGGTCTAAATTCAGAATAAGTTAAAGATTGTGATGAAATCTCATCCAAATCAAGTAACTGAGTCCATAATGTCTCTAAATCTTCCGATTTATCAAAATCGTAGGTATCTTTAACAGTTACCACAGTTTGATCCCAAGTTTCATGAATCTCTTCGTACATGGGCAGTAATACTGCCTGAAGAGGTTCACCAACTTCTATCCACGCTTTTTCAAAAGCTGGTTGTGAAAATATATCACTATAGGAAGGATCAAATCGACTATGGGGAGTTAACATACTGAAGAAGAATGATTTAAATTCAGATGGATTTCGAGGTAAGTAACTCTGTTTAACAGAATTAGCTGTTTTACGACCTAAATCCTTTAAATATTCTAATTGTTCTGGTAAAATGGTTCGTTTTCCTGGTTTGTTAAAACTAGGGGAACATAACCAATCTTTATATAGTTTCAATTTAGAAAAGGGCATACCCGGATAGGATAAAAGAAGTAAACTTCTCCTCATCCCAGTGCCGAGTTTCTCAAATCTAGTATTAATTCTAGATAAAGCTCGATATCCATGCCCGAGGAATGATAGTAATTCAGAAATACGAGTATTTCTTACTAAACTAATTCTTGTGAATAACTGTAGTAACCCTCTAATGTCATATTTAGCTACGGCCATCTCTCTGAAAGAGAAACCGGAAACATCTTGATACTTAAAGATAAATCTTTTAGCAAACTCAAGAGAACCATTATCGGAAATGATGGATTTTGATAA